AGATGACCTGCCGCTGGGGGTTGAGCATCGGGTAGAAGTTCAGGGGGTCCAGTACCCGCAGGCTGAAGGGGTTGTTGCCCTGCTTGAGGCGGGAGGGGTCGAAGACGGTCAGGGTTGGCAGCCAGCCGCAGACCACCAGCTTGTTCGCCATATCCATCGGGATGTCCGCTTCCTTGAGCAGGGTATCCAGCAGAGCCTGGCAGAACTTTTTATGCTCGGTCATGCGCGGTTCGGTATGGGCCGTGTTTGTGGGGAAGACATCGCAGTAGGGGTGCATCTCGGCAATCATCGCCTGGGCGATGGTGACAATGTTATAGGGGGTGTTGTCCACGGTATAGTCGAGCGTCCCGTCCGCCTTGACCCGCATCTCGTTGTTGGCGATGCCGTCCTGGTCGGTGGAGAAGGGGTTGTTAAGCCGGGCCATTCGGATGTCCCGCTGCATCAGTTCGTTGCGGTCGGCGTACCACTCCTGCAAATTGCGGAAGCGGCCCGACAGGCTGTCGGTAGAGGGGGTGCGAACATTATTGCCCCGGCTCATCCGCTTCTTGTCCTGGGCCTTTACGCTTTTGGCATCAAGTAAATCACTAGCCATTAACCTCTCCTTACGTGTAGGGCCGTGTTGGAACGTACCACCATCTCCCGGTAAACGCTGTCATCGTGCCACTGGTCCTCTGTGATAGCAAAGGCTTCGAGTGCGGTGCAGGCGTGGCTGGCCCAGTTATGGACCGGGTTGTTGTTGCTCCCGGTGGACTGGGTGTAGATGTCCCTTTCGGGGTATTTGTAGGCTTCCATCGAGCGGATAAACCACTCGCAGCTTTCGTCCACGTGCAGCCTGTCCAGCAGGTTGCGGACGGCTGTGTTACGGTCGGGCATATTCTGCCAGCGGGTGATGTTGCACTTGGGCCGGATGCCGTAGTCGGCCAGCACCTTAAAGAGGCTGCTCTCCCGTAGCTGGGTCTTGTTGCGCCCGGAGGGGTCGCCAAAGTCCTTGACGGGCCGCCGCATCCCGGACACCTTGTCGGCCATCGTCAGGTACTTCTGCGGGATAATGTAGGGGTTCGGCATCAGCTTAACGCCAGGGTAGTAGTTGAGGAACCAGCCTATCTCCTGGCGGGACTCGCAGATTTCTCCCACCAGAAACAGGTCGTTGCTGTCAAAGTCCTTTTGCAAAAAGCCCATATACGTTTCATCGGAATACCCCCAGTCCCAAATTATTGCCAGGGGCAGGTCCGGGTCGTAAGGAAAGTCGCCCACGTTGCGGAAGCGGCTGAAGCCAGCATAAACCCTCCCGGCTGTGGAGGCGGTACGGTCCATCATATACTCGCGGGCAAAGACTAGCTCATCTGTCGTGGCCCTTTTGTTTTCAAGCCATTCGGGGGTGTAGTTCTCGCTCTCCGTGACCGAGTAGGTAATAAGTCGGCCAATCTTTTCAGCCTGGTCCACAAGGTCGGTGAAGGCATCCACGTTGTCGTTGAGGGTGGAGATGGCAATCGTACAGGCGCAAACACCCAGAACCGACCAGAACACAGGGTCTTTCCACCTTGCATACTCATCGAGAAGCACCATCGAGGCGCGATTGGAATGGCCGAAGTTGGCGTTAGCAGACTCTCCGACAAAGTACGCGCCGTTGGCCGGATTGACCAGTAGGAGATGTTGGCGATGAACCCTGCGGTCGAAACCCTCTGGCAGCATCCATTCAGGTAGATGGTTAAGGAACCCATCCAGCTTGGCAAAGAGAGTTGAACGCTTCTTTCCCCCCGCTTTATCAACTTCTTCCTCCTTACGGCTGCCGAGCAGCCCAATGAAGTTAGACTTGAACATCCACTTGTGGAACATAAAACCTTCTACGGTATATGTCCCGCCCACCCCACGGGCCTTAAACATTACCCGCCACTCGCTGCGCTCGTAGGCTACTTCAAGTTCGCGGATAATCCGCACCTGGGCTTTCCACAGCTTGAACGGTTTCCAGCCCGGACCCTTGTTGTTAAATTCTTCCTGGGGTTCTTCAATCCACAGCCAGTTGGTGATAAAGCGCACGGGGTCTTCCGCGCAGGCCTTTAGCTCCGCCTGCCGCCAGATGTCCTCAAATTCTTCAAAGCTCTCTAACAAAGATATACCCTATCCCAATGTCTAGTATAAGTTTACCTAATTCTATATCTGATTGGCCGCTGGCGAAAGTCCGCAACTTACCGTATATTAGTGATAGATGTTGGGTATATTAGAAAGGACCACAATGGATTTACCAAAAACTATCCGGGTCGGGGTAGCCGACTTCAAGGTACTCCGCAAGAAAAACCCAAGCGATGGCAACGACAACGTGCTGGGCTGGTTTAAGATGGCGGACCAGGAGTTGTGCGTGGGAACCCGCATGAGCGATTTACGCCAGGTTGAAACCTTCGTCCACGAACTGCTGCACTGTTTGATGAACGAGGCCGGGCTGCACGAACAGGGCAACGACCACGGCATCATTGACCCCCTGACCATCAGCCTGATGCACTTCCTGATGGAGAACGACCTGGGCTGGCTTAACAAATATTTCAAGGAGAAGTGGAATGAAAGATACCGTTGAGGTCCGGCTCCAGGTGCCGCGCCACCTGCACGAGATAATCAAGCGACATGCCGAGGCGAACCTGCGGACCACCCACAATGAGTACCTGGCGACCCTGTGGCGGGTACTGGAAACGCCCAGCATCGAGCCTAAACGCTGGCAGAAACAGGACTACGAAGGGCCGGGATAATTAATAAACTACTTATTGACAAGTGTGTCTAATTGGTGTATAGTTATAAGGTCATGTTAGATAAACTTACTTTTACGCTTGATGGCTCCTTGCCATCCTGGAACGATTACATAGCACTGGTCGGTCGAAACCGTTACCTTTGCAGAGAGTTCACAACCGCCTGGAAGGACCACATCGAGTACGAAACCTGGGAGGCGTTGCCGCAGGGGGTCTTGAACAGTCTACCCCTGAAGACACCGACCAGGCTCACGGTCAGGGTCTGGCGGGCTAACCACTTACGCAGGGACATACACAATCTCTGGGTAAAGCCCGCCTTAGACGCTTTCGTAGGCATGGGTATACTACCTGACGACTCGGAACAGTTTAACCCTCAAATTGAACTTTGCTATATGGGGGTGGACAAAACCCATCCCCGTATCCAGTTTGAGTTCACACCCCTGGAGGATACGAATGGCTGATTTTTTACGCATCGGGACGATGGCCTTTAACCTGGGCTACGTCCGGCAAATCTTTGAAGACCCCAACGAGCCAGGCACCTGGAGCGTGATGTACGAAATGGGCATAGACCCGCGCAGCGGGGCGGGCATCGTGCAGGCCCAGATATTTAGCGGAGAAGAAGGTCGGGCTATCAAGTTCTTCGTGGAGAACTGGGTGCCGGACCAGATGGCAATTTTAAGGGAGGCCGATAATGCCAATCGAGAACAAAGCCCTAAGGGTAGGGCAAATAGAGTACAAGGTCGAGCAGCCGTCCCGGCAACAGAGGCGGGCGGAGGAACGCGAGAACTTTAAGGCTACTGAAAAATGGAAAAGGGAAACCCGGCACCAGGCCAGGGTAAAACTTTTCCGCAAAGGAAAGGCGGATAAAAATGGCAATACTATTAGACCAGGCGCGGTTGTACTTGCAGCTTCAAGGGCATTTGCCGGAAATGTTTCTACTCACCGAAGTGCTGGGAAGAAACGAGAAGGAAGCCCAGCAGGTGATGGAGTGGCGGGAGCGGGAGATGCTGACGTTTCACCCGGCAGTGCTGGCGATTAAGCTGGTAGCCGAGCGCAAACGCCTGCGCGAGGAACTGGGCCTGCCCGCTGTGGCGGACGAGGAAGCCAAGCTGTTCGAAGACGAAACCCAGATAACCACCGTTTCGACAAAGGCCACCTTCACCCCGGAGGGCATCGAGCTTGAGGACAAGAATATTCCCCAGGACATCCAGGAGCGCATCAAGCAAGAACTGCGGGAACAACTGGAGAGCCAGAACACCCACTTCGGCGTGGCCGAGTTCAAGGGTATGGACGGCCCTGGCAGCGTCCTACTGCCGGACGGCAGGACGATGCACTTCGATAGCCTGGCCGAGTTTATCCAGGCCGTGCGCGAAGGCAAGCTGCGGCAGGAAGGAGAAGAAAATGGCGAAGACGAATAGCACTGCCCTGGCGATTACGCCGGAAGTAGCGGCGATGTGGACCCCCGCCCAGATTGACCTAATCCGCGATATGTCGGCCAAGAACTGCACCGATGACGAGTTTAAGGTGCTGCTCTACGTGGCCCACCAATATCACCTGGACCCCCTCACCAAGCAGATTTACGCCCAGAAATATAACGACAAGCCTGCGG